CGTGTTACGGTTTCAAATGACCCAGAGGATATTGATAGAAATACAATGAGTGGAAAAATCTACATCAAGCCATCAAAAAGTCTTGAATTTATCTCTTTGGAATTTGTCATAACACCTACTGGCGCTTCGTTTGAAGATATATAATGATGATTATATCCATCATTAAATACCATAATGGTTGATAATGATGGATATTTCCAACAAACCCCCCTGCTTCTAATTTGAGGTGGGGGGTTTTTAATATTTGGGGTTTTTTTATATGTTAGGGGCAATTACTTTACTTTAGTTATGTCAAGTATTATTTTTATATATAATATATAATTTAATGAAAAAAAATACTTTACCAAAAAACAACCCCAATGTTGCAATGTATATTGCATTTGGATTATGGGGTTCATTCTTATTGGGGGTAATATATACCCCAAGCAAAATTAAATATGAAAAACAATCGTATCTCCCAATAATTCAACAAGAAACAATTTTTATTGAAAAGGTAATTGAAACCATTAAAGTGAAAGTTGATACAACAGAATCAATCATACCAGAAAATGATATCCTTGAAGGTGTTACAATAATTGATGAGGATGCTTATTCAAAAAGGTCATATGTTTATGATATTCGAAATATGGATAAGACTGCATTAAGAAAACATCTTAAAATTAATGGATTTAGAAATTTGGATAAAGCCACTTTGGTTCAGATGAGGAGAATGTGGATGGCATTTCATTATGAGAGTATGTTAATGAATTTACATCTACTGACAGAATTCCCCATATCTATGCTCTATTCATTCTTTATCATTGAGGCAACCACTAATGGCATTGAGACCAACTTATGGCGACTGCACGCAAATGCGGGAGGAATGAAGGCATTTAAGGGGCATGGTTCTGTGACATATAGAACCTATGAGGTGATAAGGGGAAAAAATGTAACTATGAAAGCAAAATTTATGAGTGCAAAAAATACTCAAGAAGGAATTGAGGCTTGGGCAAAAGTATTAAATTCAGGAAGATACTATGAATGCAAAAAAGCAAATTATAAATTGCCAAAGAAACAATTATATGAAAGCATATGCAAATGTGTTTATGAATCTGGTTATCATACAGACCCCAAATATAAGTTTAGAGCACAATTTATGGCAGAATTTTGGAAATTCAAAACAGAAAACCTTCCAATCATTATTGAAGAATTTTAATTTAATGATATTTATATAAAAAAATTATTATGAATTTATTTGAAGATTTTAATGATACAGGTACACCTGATATGAAATATTATGCCTTTGATTGGGATGATAATATTGTATATATGCCAACTGAAATTATATTAATTGATGATGTTGGTGATGAAGTTGGAATGTCAACCCATGATTTTGCCAAATATAGAGGAGATATTGGAAAGACTGAATTTAAATATAGAGGTGCAACAATAGTTAATTATGCTGATTTACCATTTAGGCAATTTAAAGTTACAGGTGATGAGGATTTTCTATCTGATGTGCTTATAGCAAAGAAAGGTCCAGCATTTGATGATTTTAAAGAAGCAGTTAATAATGGATCTATTTTCTCAATTATCACAGCAAGGGGTCATAATCCAGAAACATTAAAGAAAGGTGTTAAGATATATATTAATAATGGATTTCATGGAATTGATGAACAAAAGTTAATTAAAAACTTACAGAAATACAGGGATTTAGTTGCACCAGAAAACCAATATGATGATATCATTGATGAATATTTGGATTTATGTAAATTCTATCCAGTATCATTTGGATCTGGTAGTGCAGCAAATCCTGAAATTGAGAAAGTTAAAGCATTAAATGAATTCTATGATTATTGTGAAGAAATGTCAGAAAAAATCAAAAAAGCATTTTACTTTAAAAATGATATGTTTGGAGAAAAAGGTGATATACTTAATTTTACAATAGGATTTTCTGATGATGATCCTAAAAATATTGAAGTTATGAAAGATAAAGTTAATAGGAAAGGATTAACAATATATTCAACAAATAAAGGTGAAAAAGAAAAAGTTAATCAAGATAAATAATTATATTATATATAATAGTAATATTATTATTAATAATAGTTATATAATAATATAAAATTAAATCATCTTATAAAAAAAGTAAATAGTCTTTTTTGAAGATAAATTAAGTTTTCACAAAATTAATTTAAATAGGAAATTACCAACATCATAAATCCTTGGAATACCCCTATCTTCCATTATTTGAAATTCTGTTTTATTTTGGTCAAAACCATCTTTAACCAAAATATCTTTTCTAAATTCAAATCTATTTTTTCTTTTCTTATTTATTACATAAAAATAATTTGGGCTAGTTGATTTAACTTCAATGAAGCCCATTTTTTTATATAAATTTCCATTGCTCCATCTTTTATCAGCATAACTTAAAATCTCAATTGGTTTATAAGTTTTAATGAAATGATTCAATAATCTTGATGCACCCCCTACCACAGAGGTGTTCAACTTATTGCAAAATCTAATAAGTTCATATTCATCATTATTTGATTTTTTATTTCCAAGAGCAAGTCTTTTTTTTCCAAAGGTCATCAATGAAACCAATTCATTATTATAATATAATCCAAGATTAATGGAACTTCCAACCATTCCTTGTATGTGATTATCATTTAAAAATTTTGTTTTATCTTTTGTCTTAACCAGATGTATTTCACATTTTCTTGCATGAATCTTAGTATCAACTTTATTCAATTTATTCAATAAAATGCTTTTAACAATTTCTTTCTTATTATCCCATTCATCTTCAAATATGTGGATTAACTGGATATTATTTGAATTACAAATTTCTGTTTTCTCTAAATGATAATTATTTGTTTTGAATACATTTGAATGAAAGTAAACCCCATTGAATTCAATGGCTAAGTTATGCTTGGGGATATAGATGTCAATTTCTTTTCCATTTAATACACTTCTATCATTTTTGATAAAGTCAATTTCATTTTCAATTAAAAATTGACATAAATCATTTTCTTTGATTGAAGATAATTCACCAATAGGGTTACAAATTGAGCAGGGGTTTATATTATTATTATGTCTATAATATAATATATTTCTATATATTATATAATTTTCTTTACATACATCACACACTAACTCAACCATTTTACCACTTGGATTTATGATGGTTAAATGATTATATTTTTTTTCAAAATTAACAATACCTTGTCTTGTTCTATTCTTTCTACTTTCATTTAGTAGAATTGGGGTGCTTACACCATATCTTTGAATATTTGTTTCTTTTATTTTTTCTTTTGTTTCATCTAATTTTGATGTATGGTCAACACCATATTTCTGCATTGTTTTTTCTCTAATTCTATCTACATCTTGGAACATATTTGAAAATCCATATCTTTCCATATTTGTATCCATTATCTTATTTTTTATATCATTAGAATGGATTGGTGAGTTTCCACCATATTTCTCATTATTTGTTATCTTAACATTATTGATGTGGTTAATATCAGAATTTGTGCAAAGCAATGAACAATATATTCCATATCCTTCAGTAATGGATCTTTTGAATTTAAGTTGAACCCCACATTTTTTACATATAGGCACATCTTTTACCTTATGAATGTAGTGCCATATTTTTGTTTTAAATGTCATAGATTTAAAATGTGAGGTGTAATTTAGTATTTCACAATACAAATCATTATGGATTTTTTTAAGAAAAGATTCCTTTGTCTTGTAACCTGATTTATTATCTGTTGTAAAAAAATTTAGTAAATTCATATTTTTTCTATTTACTTGATATTTATAAAATGTATGAGAATAAACTCATAACAAAGATAACAATAAATATTATAAAAAAAATTAAAAAAATAAGATATGGCTGATTTATTAATGAAAATGCCCCTACCATACGAACCAAAAAGGGAAAACAGGTTCATTTTGAGGTTTCCATCAAGTATGGGTATAAATGAATGGTTTGTTGAAACAGCATCAAGACCTAAGATTAGCATAGCTTCAACAGAGATACAATTCTTGAATACATCAACATATGTTTCAGGAAGATTTAAGTGGGAAGCTATTAGTGTTAAGTTTAGGGATCCAATTGGACCATCAGCTTCACAAGCATTAATGGAGTGGGTTAGATTACATGCTGAATCAGTTACAGGTAGGTCCGGATACGCTGCAGGATATAAGCAAAATTTAACCTTAGAAATGCTTGACCCAACAGGAGTTGTAATTGAAAAATGGTTACTTGAAGGTTGTATATTAACAAATGTTGACTTTGGTAGTTTAAGTTATAGTTCTGATGCAATTGCAGGAATTAGTGCAACTATTCAACCAGATAGATGTATATTGGTTTATTAAAATTAATAGATTTAATTGGGTTAAAATCCATATGTTTATGTATTAACATTTACATATGGATTTTTTATTTTAACTATTTTCTTTTCTTCAATTTAAATCTATTTTTAAAATAAAATTTATGGAAGATAAATCTAAAGAGTATGGTCAATCAAATTTTGATTTACCCCATGATGTTGTCCAACTACCTTCTGGTGGCATCTTTTACAAAAACAAGAAAAAAGCAGTTAAGGTTGGTTATTTAACAGCAGCTGATGAGAATCTATTATTAGGTAATAGCAAGAATTTCACATTACAACTTTTAAAAAACAAAATATACGAATATGATATAAGACCAGAGGATATGATTGAAAGTGATATAGAAGCAATTCTAATCTTTTTGAGAAATACTTCTTTTGGTTCAGATATTGAACTTTCAGTTACTGACCCCAAGACAGGAAAGTCTTTTAAGGCAACTGTTGATTTGGGTGAATTAAGCATTGAACCTGGTAATAAACCAAATGAGGATGGAACATATACAGTTACACTTCCCAAGAGTGGGGATGTGGTTAAATTAAAGCCTTTGACATATGGTGAAATATTGGAGGTAAATGATATAATTGACAATTACCCCCCATCAAGGATTGCACCCAAGGTAACATTACGATTATCTAGGGAAATTGTTGAAATTAATGGTGATATTGATAAGACAAACATTGTTAAATATGTGGAGGTTATGCCAATTGCTGATTCAAAATTTATACGTAGATATTTAACTGAAAATGAGCCTAAACTTAATATGAAAAAAGATATCAAGACCCCATCAGGAGATGTGACCACAGTGAATGCTGGGTTTGGGGTGGAGTTCTTTCGCCCTTTCTTCGGATTATAGGCTATCACAATCAACAGAATTTTATTATTTAAAAAAACTTTTACATGTTTCATATTCTGAGTTCTTGATTATGCCAATATTTCTTCGGAAATTCTTGATAAGCAAGTGGACAGAGGATGTTAATAACAATAATAATAATAAGGGATGATGTAAAAAATCATCCCTTATTCTATTTATATATATAATTTATATTTTATGGCAGGATTTTATGATAATGTACTTGGGGGTATAAATAAACTTCAAGGGAAGTTACTTGGTCTTGATCCTGAGTTTCTTAAAACACAAATAAAAGAGATGACAAACTTTACTGGTGCTTTGGTGACATTGGATACCGAATCTGCCAGAATAAGCCAAAGTTTTCTTCTTGGTAGGTCAAGGATTAATGAATTCAAAGGGGTTATTGCAGACACAGCACCACTTGTTAGAAGACTGGGAGGGGATATTGGTGATATTGTTGCTATGGTTGAGCAAACAGGTCAAGCACTTTCAAGAAATGTTATATTTTCACCTGAAATTTATGAAAAATTATATGCTCTAACTACTTTAATGGATGTAAGTGCTAGAGACCTTACCAAGAACTTTTCAGATGTTGGTATTTCAATTGCTAAAGTTGGTGGGGAGGTTGAAAATTCAATAAGTTACATTAAGAGTATTGGTATGGATGCAAAAACCATAATGAAAGAGGTTGTTAATAATACTGATTTATTAAATAGATTTAATTTTAAGGAAGGGGTTTTAGGGTTTTCAAAGATGGCTGCAACAGCCGCAATGCTTAAAGTTGATATGTCTTCCATTCAGTCATTTGCTGATAAGGTGTTTAATATTGAGGGTGCGGTTGAAACAGCTGCTACATTTCAAAGATTGGGGGTGTTTATGGGTGATTTGGCTGATCCTTTTTCATTGATGAATAGTTCATTAAATGGTCCAGAAGGTCTTATAAAGAGTATTGCAAAGGCTGGGGAGATGTTCACAGAATTGAATGTTGAAACAGGAAGGATTGAAATAAATCCATCAGCTATGGGTATGTTCAAGGAACTTGGGGATGCCACAGGTTTAGGTGCAGATAAGGTGAAGAAAATGGCAATTGCACTTAGGGAGTTTAATGAAAGGTCAGCAGAGATAGATTTCAAGTTTGATGTTACAGAAGACCAAAAAATGTTTATTGCTAATTTATCTTATTTGAATGATAAGGGTGAGTATGTAATTAATGTTAAGGATGAGAAGACAGGTGCATCAATTGCACAGAAAGTTTCAGAATTAACAGATAAACAAATGGAGAAATTGCAAGAACTATCTAAGGAAGAGCCAAAGACAATGGAAGACCTTGCAAGAGAATCAATGAGTATTACAGATATTATAATGAATGATGTTCAAGCAATAAAATATAAGATTTTGTTTGGTGCTGTTGGTACGCCTGGAATTGCTGAAATGCAAGAGAAAGTAAGAGGGGGGCTTATTGATCCAGCACTTAGCACCGTATATGAATCAATAGACCAAAAAGAGATGAGGTCTTTTATAAAGAATAGTTATACAGATTTAACAGAGTTGTTTAGAACTTCAACAAGTTTTGCAACCGGATTGGAAGCAGTTCTAACAAAGTTACCAAGTATGGGTGATTTATTAGATAAAATTAAGATACGGTTATCTGCTGCGGCTAAAAAAGAAGGATTGAGTGAAATGTCATTTGATGATTTAAAAGATTTTGGTTCAAATATGGTTAATCAAAATGTAAATACAGGTAAAATTGTCCCAACAAATGCTGGTGGTACAGGTGGGGCACAATATGGTAATAATAATCAGATTTTGACTAATAAACTAGATAATGGTTTATCAAATATTAATAATATGGATTTCACTCTTAAAATAGATGTAATTCATAAAATGATGGATTCATCTGGTGCAGTTAAACCAATGGGTCAAGTAGATAAAGTTATTTTAAATTCAAAAGATAATTATTTTGGCAGCCAATTAACTATTGGTGAACCAAATAAATAATAACATTAAAACCCCAACTAATTATATTTATATATAAAACATAATGAGAAGTCCCTTAGATTTTGGAAATAGTGAGAGTTTTAGGAATTTGTTAATAACAAAAAATCTAGCACCTTACAAAAAAACCCCACATGGAAAAAGTCCCCCATTTAATTATGAGGTATCTCCTTTTGCAACTATATTAAATGTTGTTGATTCTCCTGATAAACTTATTGATGAGCCAATATTTGCAAAAGGGGCATATGTTTTAAACAAATATGGCGCTTATGGTGGCTATATTCAAACAAGAGATGTAAATGTATTAAATAATAATAAAACAAATTATGGTGAATATGGGTTAAAAAATTCTGTTGCATTAAAGATTAATAGACCCATTCTAAAAGATAATTTACTCAAGAATTTTTACACAACACAAGATGATTTAATTGATTCAGCCATTTTTATTGAACAAGATGAAAATTGGTTTGACCCAGAATTACCAAAAAAGGGTATATTATATTATTGGGGTGTGGGGGATAATAGTTTCACACCATCTATGTATACACCTTTTGGCATTCTTACCAATAATGCTGAAACAAAATCTAATTTATCTGCTGATTCCTATATCACAAGATTAGGTGCAGAGGTTTTGACCAAATATTTTATTGAGAGAGTTGGTAGATTATCAATAAAATTTGATAATTCTAAAAAATTTGAGCAAACTATTGCAAGTTTGAATGACCCTTTGGATGTGTATAATCTTATAGCAGGACCAAATCCAATCATTCAACCAAACTGGAGTATAACAAAGCCAAATAATTTGCTTGTTGCTGCATCACAATTGGCATTGGAGTTTGTTGGTGGTGAATTGCCATTTCCAACCATTGTTGGGAGTTATTTTGATGAATCAATAAGTTTAACAGGTAAAGGGGATAAGGGTTTTCTTGGGGGGTTATTTCAACAGAAGAAGACAGGTTCACAATTATTTTATGATAATATGGGAGCTGGTCAAAGGTCAGTTTTATACAAAAATATAAATAAAAATTTATATAAGCCAAATTATGAAAGAAGTGGAATACTAGGTTCTTTTTTGGATTTATTCACAAGCAACAAAGGTGCCTATTATATTGGAAATGATAATTTGGATATTATTGATATTCTTTCACCAGAAGGAGATTTACCAATTGACCAATTTGGGAGACGTATTAGAACAAGTGTTTATGGTTCAACAGAGGTTTCAAAAGTATATGAGGGTGAGACTTTCAACCCCCCAACTGGATTGAATGGTAAAAGTGATATTGATGGTGGGGGTGTTGAGGGTGGTTTTACATGGGTTTCACCAAAATATAAGAATAATGCAGGGAAAAATGCTGGACAAGGTGGGGAGATTTATGGTGATAATGGAACAAAGCAAACCACTTTTGATAGCACAGAATCAACCAATTATGATTTCAGGGCTGGTTCAATATTGGATGATACTCAAAGGATTATAGATTCACAACCAAATGGAGCAAATAGATTAAAGCATGTTGGTAATGCTATGGATCAAGTTAGCAAGGTGTTTAATGATGGATATAAGGAAATAACAAAAGGTTCAAGGGTTAAGACATATAAGTATCAAAACCCTGAGACTTTGGTTGGGGGTTCATTCCAAGAGTATTGTAGATTATTCACAAAAGATTCACCTTATATGACATATGAACGTTTGCAAAAGACAAGTGGTATTACAAATGAAGGGAGAAGATTAAAAGGTTCAGTAATAAATAAGACGTATGATTTGAGTATTGCCCCAAAGAAGGGAAATGATTCAAAAAAATATATGTTATCCATTGAGAATTTGGCATGGAGGACAACAAACAAGTTTTTGGATTTGCCAGAGTGTGAGAAGGGTCCAAATGGGGGGAGGATAATGTGGTTTCCACCATATGATTTAAAGGTTACAGATTCATCATCTTCCAATTGGAATTCAAACGATTTCTTGGGTAGATCTGAACCTGTTTTCACATATAAGAACACATCAAGAAGTGGCTCATTGGAGTTTTCCATTGTTGTGGATCATGCATCAGTGTTGAACCTAATCACAAATAGGGTTTTGGAAAAGGAGAATAATTCAGATGTGATTAATGGAATATTATCATCTTTCTTTGCTGGTTGCTTAAAATATGACATATATGATTTGGCAAAGATATATAATACAATGACATTACCTGAACTTGAGGAAATCCAAAAAATAGTTAAGGAATCTCCATCAATTAAGGACCAAGTTAGTTATATCAAAAGAACAGTTATAACAAATAATGACCCAATTAGTTTATTTGATGTGGATACCCCTGCTGATGAAAAAGTGACAACATTTAACAAGTATAAGGAATATGCGTTCTATTTTGATAATGATGTTCCAAAATCAATTGATGCTAATTATATTACTGCTTTTAATTCATATACAACATCAACATTATATAATCAGGCACAATTAAAAACCTTTATGGATTCTTATGTAAAAGATAATTTTGCATATCTTAACCAGTTTATAATTGATTGCAATGATTTTCTTGCACAGAATAATGGAAATACAATTGAAGTTATTCTTGATTCATCTGCATCAAGACCAGCAAATAATGATTATAATAAAAAATTAAGTGAAAGACGTAGTAGTAGTGTTGTATCATATTTAAAGAATAATATAAAATCACCAAATTTTACAATAAAAACAAATAATCTTGGTGAAGACACTGGTGTTACAGCAAGGTCATCAACTAACCAAACAAATAGAGTTGAAAAGTGTAGTGGGTTTACAGAAAATGCAATTTATAGTGTTCCTGCTATGGCTTGTAGAAGAGTTGCTATAAAAGATGTTACTGCAATTAAAAAAAGTGTCACACCAAAGATTGAACCAAATATAATAACAAATGAATCTGAAATTAAAATAACAAAACAAACAACTGAAATTAAACTTACCACAGAAGAAAAGAAAGTATATAATAATGTATCAAAAAGAGTTTTACAAAAACTTTTAACAGAATGTGATTATTTTGAAACAATAGAGGAGACTGATCCTTTTATTTATAATAATTTGAAGGAAAAATTAAAATATTTTAGTCCAGCTTTTCATTCTACAACGCCAGAAGGGTTAAATGGTAGATTGACATTTCTTCAGCAATGTTTAAGACCAGGGGATACAATACCAACAATAAGAGAAACAAAGGATGGTATTGTAAAGGATTTTAAAGATGCTAGAAACACAGCATTTGGTGTGCCCCCAGTTTTGGTATTGAGGGTTGGGGATTTCTTCCATACAAAAATAATACCAGATAACTTGAGCATTAGTTATGATCCGTTGCATTGGGATATTAATCCTGAAGGTATTGGGCTTCAGCCTATGATTGCAAAGGTTAGTTTGAGTTTCAAGTTTGTTGGGGCTAGTGGTTTGAGTAATGCTGTTGATAAATTACAAAATGCATTATCATTTAATTATTATGCAAATACAGAAGTTTATGATGCTAGGGCAGATAAAACTGATAATAGTTTGGATGATATGGATAAGAAGATATTGGAATTCATTGAAGAGAAGGAGAAGGGTAAGACTGAAAATTTTGATGATGTAAATATTGTTAATACATATAAAACAATAGGTGAAATTAACAAGACTACAACCACATTGAATTATATTACTTTGGCAACAGATTTAATTGAATCTTCTACTGCTTATGTAAATACAATTAATTCTGTCATACAAGAAAGTTCAAAAAGTTATAATATTGAATTTGTTTCTTTGGTTTTAAAATCCTTGAATAACACTACTGGAATTTACAATCCTGCAACAAATGGGGAATTTTTGTTATTTGGTGTTCCAACAGATTATCAAAAAACAATAGATGATTATACCAATACAATAAAAAATAATATAAAAAATAATGTTGATGGGTTCATTGTGCAAATAAATGAGGAGTTCAAAACTGAAAAAAGTATTAAGTTTGATGTATCCAATAATTATCAATTATATGTTGATAATGAAATGGTTAAGGTAAATGATAATATCAATGTTGTAACAAAATCAATTCTGGATGCCCAAGAGAAGTTTCAAAAAGTTTTAAGTAATGCTTTATTTATTATTTCCAATCATAGTGGGTTTAATGGATTTGATGGTTATGTTGATAAAAGTGGAAATTTCTTTGTTTATAAATTAATAAATTCATTGACAGGGATTATTGATATCTTATCTGGTATTGCACAACGTATTGAAACATATTTCTTGCCATACTTAAAGAGGGATGTGGATAACCCAAAAGGTGTTTTTACAAATGAGCAAGATAGTTTAATTTATTTGTTATTATATGGTACATTCAAAACTAAGAATGGTTTGGAAAGTTTTGAGAAACAAATCCTTTTGAAAACAATAAACCCCGACAAAAATGTGATTGCCAATAATGAAAAGATTTCAAAAATATTTAAGATTTATTGGGAGAATAAAGTTATAAGTTATAATAATAAGTATGAGGAAATTACATTAAAATTTCTATCTAATTTAACCAAATATACAAATGATATGCTTGTTAAATTAAAGGAAATTAAACCAACTGGGACAATAGGTTATGTAAGTACATATGAGATTATTGAATCACCTGATAATGCAACAAAAAATGCATTATTAACCTTGGGTGGGGGAAATAATTATGATAACAATAAAAATACATGGAATAAGAATAGTGATGGATTTATTCTAGTTAAAAATAAGTTAATGAGATGAATTTAAAATATTATAATAGATACTCACAATTCACCTTTAATGGTGTTCAACAAGTTGTGCCATTTGTCAAGATACCAGCCAAGTCAAGTGATAATGTTTTCTTTTATAAGAAAAATGTTAGCAGATTGGATAAGGTTTCCCAACAATATTATCAAACCCCCTTCTTTGGTTGGCTAATATTGGCAGCAAATCCAGAGCATGGTGGTCTTGAAAATAACATATATGATGGGGCTATGTTAAAAATACCCTTTCCATTGGAAACATCTTTATTAGATTATAAAAATGCAGTAGAAAATTATTTCTTTTATTATGGCAAATGAGCAAGGTGATGTACATGTTATATATGACTATCAGAATGTTATATATATAGACCCCAACAAGGTAATTACAAATACTGGTGAGGTTATTGATAGGGCAGTAATACCTGAAGAATTTGTTATGTATGCCAATCTGGAAACAAAGTTAATACCAAGATCAAAACTTTTGGTTGGGGGTGCTATAAATAATAATATTAGTAATATTAATATTGGTTCAATAAATTTCTTGAAGCCAAATACTGGGGATGATTATTTTACATCTGGTTATTATGATGAGATTACAGGTAAGGATTCTTTAACAAAAGATGGGGGTGCAAATCAAAGTAGGTCTAAGCAGGTAAAGGAGAATAATGAAACATATACATTAGATTATGCTACTAATGTTGCAGATAACACCTTATTTGGTATAAAAAGTATTGCTATTAGGACAAATTCATCTTTTGTGCCAACTGTAACAGTTGTTATGGAGGATATCCAAGGTAGGGCTTTATTTAGTCTGGGGAATGATTCACCATATGCAGCATTTTTCAATTTACCATACCCCCCATTTTATTTGACCATTAAAGGTTATTATGGGAAGGCGGTTAGATATGAGTTGGTTTTGTTAAAGTTCAATGCTAGTTATAACACCAACAATGGAGATTATACGGTTACTTTAGATTTTCTTGGATTTAAATATAATGTTTTGTCTGATATAAGTGTTGGGCATTTGATTGCGTGTCCAAATATGTATTCAAAGAAGTATAATGTGACTCAAAAAAATCCTTATAATTTGACACCAGCCCAAATAAATAACATTACCATTCACTTAGGTGGGGAAGCACAAAGTTCATTGAGGGATGAGAAAGTATTTGAGGTTAATACTGAACTTGGTTATCAAAAAATAATAGAAGTATATAAGGATTATAAATCAAAGGGATTAATTGATGCTAATTTTCCTGAGTTAACACTATCTGAATTGATATATAAACTTGAAATGTTTGAGCAAAATGTGTTGAATTCATTGAATAAAGTTGATGTCCAGAAGTTAACAGATGGAAAGAGGTATAAGAAGGTTCTTACCAATTATTATCAAGAAATACGTGGTAATCTTAGGTCTTGGTTTAACAAATATTTGGATCCAACCCCTATAAGGTTAAATAATACAGATAAGGTTATATTTGGGGTTAAGAAAGAACTTATTGATAATATTAAGGATGGTAAATTGTTTCTGGTTGAAAGTGATTTGAAAGCCATAATATCAAAATATACTACTGAATTGAATGATAACCCCACTTTTGGGATTTATGGTACATCATCAATTTCAAATAACATAAATTATGATTTGTTTAATGTGGTTAATGCTAATATAGATTGGTGTACAACATACAAATCAAAGAATAAGTCAATTCCTATAAGTGAAATTCCAACTTTAACTGAGGATATTTGCCGTAGTAGGATAGAAAAGAATATATATTACACATATACTTTATCAGGGGAAACAAAAACCACACCAGTTTTTAATATTACACAGTTTATTGATGAAAGGAATTTGATGGAATCAAAATTCATCAATGAGTTAAATGGTATTGAAAAAGCATTATCTCAGGAATTGGCATTGAAGATTGAAAAAAAGGAAACAGGAATTGGTTTTAAGCCAACAATCAAAAATGTGATTGCAGTAATTATGGCAACAACAGAAGGTTTTCTTAGGTTGATGGAGGATGTCCATAATTCAGCTTGGAATGTTAGGAGTAATGTTGATAGAAAAAATGCGGTATTAGGTAGTGACAAGATTTCTGTTGATGATAATAGCAATGTTCCAAATGTTGACCAATTTGTTTTTCCTTGGCCATCAGTATTTTATACAAATGATAAGAAAAACGCAAACAAATATGAGTTAATTTATCCTGGTGATCCAACTGTTGTTAATGTTACAAAGGGCTATTATTATGATAAATGGCCTGAAGTTGAATTTGTTGAGGAATATATAAATGGTTATTCCAAACGTTTGGAAGTTCCCTTGCCAAGTGATATTCTTGATTCAGATAAGATAATTAGAGATAGTTATGTACCCAACACCATAGAATATCCCTTTACCACCTTACCATATGAATTGACATCAAATGTAAAATTTTTATATGAACTTTGGGATAGGCTTATTCTATCATCATATAATTCAGGGTTTTCAGCCATTTATGAGAAGGATAAAAGAATTGGATTTTTAATTAAGGAAAATGAATTTAAGAACATAAGCAACACATTAAAGACAAATTCCATAATATTCATCCAGCAACTAAAAAATATATTATTTTCAGAGGGGGGATTGGATTATAACAACTATGGTGAACTTTTGCAATCTTTATCAAGCGGTGTTTCAGAGAGGTATAACAAATATTTGGATGGTACACCAAACTCAAAATATATTATTGATATATTAGATGCCCCAAGCAAGATATCTGACATAAATGATTTTAAGTTGGTAACAGACAATTTTTCAAACAACTTGAGTGAGGAAACAATCAAGACAATTACAGATGTTATACAGAAAGCCCCAATTGAGGGGAATATAAATTTCACATATCCTTTTACAGATGTAACATGGGTTAATGAAAACTTAATCAATACTTTCCCAAATAAATTTGATACAAAGAAGACAATTCTTTTTAACACAAAAAGGAATGTAATAACAAATTTCAACGACTATAACCAAGCTGTAATAAATAGACCATTTAAGTTCTTTGCATCACAAGGAGGGGCAACATATGGACAAATATTTCAAGATAATTTTTCATCAAATCAATTGAGAGCGTTGATTAACACACCTATCTTCACAAATGCAATTCAACTTGGGGTTAACCAATGGAGGGCAGGGGGAAAACATCCATACATTGCTTCTGCTTATCTTTTTTTGAATAGCCTACCACTATCACCCCTTACTAACTTTTTTATCAACAGAGCGCAAAAGGAGAAGAATGGACACGTTTTTGCTGCCTTCATAAAGTACTCTGCTTTGCATAAATTACCATATGCTTGGATATTGAAATATGGATCCATTTGGCATAGGTATAAGAATTATATTAAGACAGGAGATGACTTTTTGGATGATGTGTGGAAAGATTTTGATTACAAGTTAAATTATAATATAGATTCAAATTTCCAATATATTGTAAATGGAAATCAAACTATAAATCTTAAATCTGGCAATAATGTGGATGTTGGATTTTATCCGGTTATGATGAATGATTATAATGCATTCTTGAATGGTTATGATTTATTTTCTGGGTTTACAAATAATGAGTTAAATGTAAATGAAAAGAGGGGTTTAAAGATAATTAAATCATTTGAGTTTCCAAAAAGCGGATTGACTTTTAATTGTTATACAACTTTAGTACCAAAAAATATATATGATAGTTCCACTTTTAGTGACTATTGTGAGGATGTTGATTTTAGTTTAACATCAAAATATTATATTTTACCATCAACAAATAATAATATAACTGATAATAATTTATTTCAAACTAGTTCATATAGTTATGATTCTTTGGATGACTTATTGAATGTTGCACATAATGGTGCAGTTAATGTTACAATGCAAGATACATTTAATTCATTTACATTTAAAGATTTAAAGAAACCACTACCAACAGAATATTTGAATAGCAAGAAAGATGTTAATTCTTTTTCATTATTATCTTCAAGTAATGCAGAATATGCATCAATTGAGGATATGTTTTCTGTTTTTGATTATGATACATTAAATTTATTTGAGAATGAGTTTTTGGATTTTAGCAAATCAATTTATGACATAAATGAGAATGAGAATCAAATAAATTTGGTTGGGTTGGAGTTTGGCAATCCTATTGCAGCTTATAGGAATTTCCAGTTATTATATAGGAATTTGATGGAAATCCCATCTAATTATCTTAACTTGAATAATTCAGATTTTTACAATAAATCAGCAGAGTATCAATCCCAGAACATTATAGAATTCTTGGATGCATTTTTAAGTTATGATGTCTTGTTTAAGTATGGGAATCCAACACAATATGACAGATATGAATATAATTCATTGATAAGTCATTTAGGGGGAAATTCAACCATTCAAAATCCCAAAAGGTTTAAAGGTTATGTGGCAAATAGTTTGCCAAATAACATATCACTTCAAACATCTGAATTATCAAATGCCCCTGCTTGGGAAACATTAAAATTACATATTGGATTCTCAACAATTGAATCACTTACATATAAGAATAGTGGCTCATATATTACAGATTTCTTCATTGACAATAATATTGAGTTCACCTCAGAGAATATCATTGCACTTGCAAAACCAATAAAAATATATGCAACACAAAAGTTAAAGAAACCAAATATTACAAAACAAGAATTCTTGATTTTGCTAGATAATAACCAAAAAGCATTGGATACTTTCTTGGAAGATAACGTGAATCAAACTTTATTATTGTTGAAGAGGGAGATAAATAATATTGATATTGTTGAAATCAATGAGATAACATCAGGATTAGACAGTAAGTTTTCAAAATATGATTTATATGAGACATTCAAATCCATAAATGATAAATGGATATCTGGTAGTGATTATACAAGTAGAACGTTATTTGAGGATGTTTTATTTTTGGATAGGGGGAATAGGAACATAGGTGATTTGTATTATGTTGATATTTTTGATTTAAAAAAGATTTTTGTTGGAGCAAAAACAAATGTAAAAACACCTGTATTCAACTTTATTGGGGGTATTTTGGTTAAAAATAATTTTAATGTTTTGCCAATGCCATCTTATGTTAATTTTTATGGGTCATTATCTGCGGCAGATAATATTGATGATATTATTCAAAATTCAACAGAAATAGCAAATGATGTTTGGGGCAATTATTCTGATGTTGATTATAGGAAATCAGGACCAAAATTGGTTTGCATTTATTCTGGTAGGGGTTCAACAACCCCATCTGGACCAAAAGATTTTAGGTATGGGGATGATGCTATTGATATGCTAAAACCATCAAAGATACCTTTTTTGGAGGATCAGGCAGGCAAGAAAGACTGGTCGCAATCAAATAAGTGTGTTAGTTTCTTGGTTGATGCAGGAATTAGAAATCAAGCCATATTCTATGGTATTCAAGTTGACCAGAATAGTGGTACAGCAACTCTTGAATCATTAGTCCAGCAAGAGGCTTTAAGAAATAATGTATCAAATAGGGAGGTAACAACACAAAGTGTATCCTTATTTAATTTGTATAAGAACTTGAGTTATAAGTCAACAATTAACTGTATGGGTAATGCATTGATACAACCAACAATGTATTTCAATTTGGAACATGTTCCTATGTTTGGGGGTCCTTATTTTATTACAGAAGTTTCACATAACATTGCACCAGGGTCATTTGAAACAACATTTACAGGGGTTAGGCAAAGTATATATTCACCCCCTAGTACAGATACATATCTTACAAGTATTAATGAAAATTTATTAACAAAGATTGAAAGTAATTATTCAAAATCAATTGTTAATGAAAAAGATGAAAAGGCTACTGCAACAAATAGTACACAAACTAGTGAATCAAAACAAACAAATTCAAGTGCATGTGGAAAGTATTTATATGTGGATTATGCTAATTATGAACCAACAACAGAAGAATTAATAGTTTATTCATCAGCCACACAAATTCATGCAGCAATAAATTCATTGGTTCCAGATAAAAAAACAGCAGATAATATCTATCTAATCACTTATTTGGCATCTTATGATAAAGATGGATTCAAGGCAAATCACAATAATTTTGGAAATGTATGGTTAACATATAATAGGGGTAATATTTCACTTTATAATGCACCTGGTGAGTTATTTTATTGTGCAATAAGTGTTGAAAATAAAAATATACAAACACCTTTTGCAATTTTTAAATCATTTGAGTTATATGTGCAATTTATGCAATCAGCCTTGACTGATTTTTCTAATCTTTTTTCTGGGTTGCTAGGGTCTAGGTCTTTTACTGAATTATATATTACAGTTTGGTTATATGGTCAGAATTTTAGTAATGATGCAAACCTAGGTGCAAGGGTGAATTATGATAGATTGTCTAAGGAAAATTTTTATGCTAAATTAGAGAAGAAATTTGCAGATGCTAATGCATCATTAAAGGCTTTAACACCCCCAGCAGAAGTTACAGAAAGCCAAAAAGAATTATATGTTAGTGCAAGAAATAAATCAGATAGAACTAAATTAAGTAAGGTGTGTGAATATACCTACAATAATATTAAAGTAATTAGGACACCAGCAGAGCCAGAATATACTTTCCCATATAAGCTTGATATGTTCTTTGAGGCAAAGAATCCAAAAGAATTGTTATATTTGGATGCAATGACTAAGACCATAGAAGATACCTTGGTAAGATTATATATATTAGATAGTGCACCAAAGGTAGTTGGTTCATCTTTTGATATTAAGGTTAAATCAGCAGATACATATAGTATATCTGTGAGTTTAAAGATAGATAAGGAAATTAATAATTTGCCTTTTACTGGCTTTAAGTTTCTTGCAGAATCTGGGGGTACAATTGTAGATAAATTTTTTATAACAAATAATATGTTTGAAAGTTTGATTAAAACTAATCCTAATTATAGTTCTAATAATGAAAAGCAGGAAGATAACGATACTATTGGGGATATAATTTCACATGAAGATAATTTGTTGAATATTAAATATATTGGAGCAAACTATACAAAATTAATTTTATACCCAAAATTGGAGTAAATTATTTTGATAATTTAAATTATTGGTATATTTATATGTAAAATAAATTAATATGATTGAAAATTTGAATAATTACTTAAAAACCACAAAAGAACAAACATTGGATGATGGTTCAAAAGAGGTTTGTGACCTAATCACAGGTGAGTGTTTTGTTGTTAGGGAAAAAGATGGTTTAATAGAAAGAACTGAAATTAAAACAGTAAATAGACAAGTTAAGGTTAAAACTCATGGGGGTATAAAAGAATTGTTAAATGATTAATAAAATGAAAATAGATCAGAAAATATTAAATGAAATTAATAGATACCATAATATAAATAGGTATATTACAGAGCAAGACGCGCTTGCAGCACCTCCGGTTGACCCTATGGCAGACCCTATGGCTGCTCCAATACCTAATGCCTCTACAACACCTCCGGGTGAAGTTTCACCAATACCTCCAGGAGGGGGTGAAGACCCTTTAAGTGCTGCAAATCCGCAACCAATAGATGTTGAGACTGATGATGATGTTATGGCTATTGATGATGAAGGTGATAGCAAAGAAGAAGGTGATGAGTCAGAAGAGTTAGATATTACAGATTTGGTTTCAAGTCAAAAAAATATGGAAACAAAACAAAATGAATATTTTGATAGTTTGTTTGCTCAAATTGATAAGTTGGAACAGAAGTTGGCAACAATGGATACTATTTTTGATAAGTTGAATGCAATAGATTCTAAGGTTGAAAAATACAGGGAAAAAACTCCAGAAGAAAAACTTGAATTAAGGACATATGATTCTTATCCTTTTAATCAGAAGTTATCACAATTTTTTGATGATAAACAAGTTGAGATGGAAAAGAGTGGAAAGAATGATTATGTTTTAACTACTGATGATGTGGCAAACATCAACCCTAATGAAATTAAGGATACTTTTTATACATCATCAAATGACAAAGATGATTATACTGATGAACAAAATTACAATGCTAGAATTTAAGTAATAAATATTTTTTTTAGAAAAAGGGGGTAACACCCCTTTTTTTTTCATTAAAACTTACCTATCATTGTAGAGTTAAAACATTGTAAACAAAAACTATATAATATGTCGAATTTAGATGCCATAATGGCGCAGTATGAAAAAAACCAAAAAGGGGATTCCCAAAAATTATCACAAGAGGACAGAATGAAGCGTTATTTTACATTATTGTTAAATGACAAAGAAAGTACAGGGCAAAAAAGGATTAGAATTTTACCTACAGCAGATGGTTCATCTGTATTTAAAGAGGCATGGTTTCATGAATTACAAGTTGGTGGTTACTACCAAAAGATTTATGACCCAGCAGGAAATGACAATGAGGCATCCCCATTGACTGATGTGTATAATGCACTTAAAGCAACGAAGAGAAAAGATGATGATGAGTTGGCAAAAGATTATAAAGCCAAGTTATTCTATGTTGTTAAGGTGATTGACCGTGATAATGAACAAGATGGGCCAAAATATTGGAGGTTCAAACACAATTACAAGAAAGATGGTATTCTTGATAAGATTATTCCACTCTTTAGAAATAAAGGGGATATATCTGATATGGATGCAGGAAGGGACTTGATTATTGAGTTAGTTAAGTCAAAAAGTCCTAAAGGTAAGGAATATACAAGTGTTTCAACAATCATGTATGATGATCCAACACCATTATCAAAAGATGAAAATCTTGCAAAAAAATGGGCAAATGATGAATCAACATGGAGAGATGTTTATAGCAGAAAACCATTAGAATTTCTTGAAGCAATTTCAAGAGGTGAATCCCCAAGATGGGATGAATCCCAAGGTAAATATGTGTATTTGAATACATCAAATTCTGAGGCATCCTTTGGTGGGGCAACAGTTGCAAAAAATGCAACAGTTCAGGAAACAAGTGTGGTTGTTGAGGATGACTACAATGATGATGAATTACCATTTTAATTAACCTAAAAGAGATTTTTTGCAAAAAGTACCATAAAACAATGCTTTGTGCAAAAAATCTCTCTTTTTAAATCAAAAAAACATATGGCAGGAATAAAGAAGAAGGCAGCAGCAACTAGTGTTGATGCTATCAAGGAGAAGTTTTCAACAAAAACAAAGTATAAACCAGAGGATTATTATTCATGTGGTGATGCTTTTTATAATGCTTGTGGTGTTCCTGGTCCAGTAATGGGTGGTATTAGTATGTTCTTGGGACACTCTAATACAAGTAAGACAACAGCAATGATATTAGCAGCAGCAGACGCTCAAAAGAAAGGTCATTTACCTATATTCATTATTACAGAAAAGAAGTGGAATTGGGCACATGCTGTTGAATTGGGTTTGAATGCTGAACTTAATGATGATAATGAGTGGGATGGTGATTTTATCTTTAATGATTCATTTGATTATATTGAACAAATGACTGAGTTTATTAATGATATATTGGATGCACAAGAGAAGGGTGAATTGCCATATTCTGTTTTATTCTTGATTGACAGTATTGGTTCAATACCTTGTAAGATGACTTATGATGGCAAGGGTGGTAAGATGCATAATGCAGCTGTTCTTGCTGATAAGGTTGGAATGGGGTTGCATTCAAGAATTTCAAAATCAAAGAAAGAGGAATATCCCTACCATAACACAATGGTTGTTATTAACCAACCTTGGGTAGAGTTACCAGATTCACCATTTGGTCAACCAACAATCAAGGCAAAAGGTGGTGAGGCATTATGGTTGGCATCTTCATTAATATTCTTATTTGGAAATCAGAAGAGTGCAGGTATTAACCATATTACAGCAACAAAGAATGGTAGGACAGTTTCCTATGCAATTAGGACAAAGATATCAATTTTAAAGAACCATGTAACTGGCATAGCATATAAAGATGGAAAGATATTGGCAGTTCCCCAAGGTTATTTACCTGATACAAAAGAATCCATTGAGAAATATAAAAAGGAATATTCTCAATATTGGAATGGTATTTTATCTGGAGATGGGGATATCACTTTTTCTGAAAAGGAAGAAGAGGATGCAATAATTTTTGAATAATATGAAGAAAACCCTACTAATAGATGGAAACAATTTATTTACAATTGGTTTTCATGGCGTTCGTGAATTTTATTCTGAAGGCAAACATATTGGTGGGGTTTTCCATTTTCTAAATACAATTAGATTATTTCTTGAGAAACATAATCATGATAAAGTTGTTGTATTTTGGGATGGGAATGATAACTCACTAATAAGAAAAAACATATATCCAAGGTACAAGGAAAACCGTAGGATTGCTTTGGATGATCACAAGTATGAATCTTATCTTTACCAAAGGGAGAGGGTTAAAGATTATCTTGAAGAAGTTTTTGTAAGACAATGTGTTGTGGAACAAAATGAGGCTGATGATTTGATTGCACATTATACCCACATTGCAAAGGATGAGAATATGATTATTTTTTCTGGGGATAAGGATTTAACACAATTGATAACAGATAATGTTACATTATATTCCCCTGTTTCAAAAACATATTCCAAGAAAGGGGATTTAATTCATTTCAAGAACATTGATATTCCGCATAATAATGTTTATGTTTATAAAGTATTGATTGGTGATACATCTGACAATATTTATGGTATCACAAATTTTGGTGAGAAGAAGTTAAAAACATTTTTTCCTAATTTTGATAAGAGGGATTATACTTTGGATGAGGTATTGAATGAGGCAAAATCCTTGTTTGAACAGAACAAGAGCAAGACTTTGAGCAATTTAATATCTGGTATTAGCAAATCTGGTTTGGTTGGGGATGAGTTTTTTGAGAAAACAGGCAAGATAATTGATTTAAGAAATCCATTAATCACAGATGAAGGCAAAAAGATGGTTTATGAGATTTACAATGAAAGGTTAGACCCAACAGACAGAAGTTATAAGAACTTATTAAAATTAATGAGAGATGATGGGTTTTTCAAGTTCTTACCAAAGAAAGATGATGCTTGGGTTGATTTTGTTAAGCCATTTATGAAATTAAGTAGAAAAGAGAAAAAAATTTAACAACAAAAAAAAAGTATTATGAGACAGAGTGAAACAACAAAGGTGGAGTTTTTGCTAACATTGAACAGCAACATTATTGTTCAGAGGTTTTTAAACATTAAGGGAATTAATCCTGATGCCAAGGATTCTTTTGAACTTTATGAGTTTGTCAAGTATTTTTCAGAGGATTTGACACAATACCTAAAGATGAAATCAATTGGGTATCTTGTTGAGAACAAAGAGAGCATTTTGTATGACCCCTCAATTATGGAAACTTCATCAACAGATGAGCCAGAACTATTCAACATTTATGTTAAAATTGGGGATCAGATTGTATCTCATAGGATTGTTGATGGTAAACAATATCCACCAAAAGTTAGATATACTGTTGACATACGTCATTTCATTAAGGAATCATTAAAGGATTTGACAAACATCTTAATAAACCAAAACTTAACACATCAGTATTTAGAGAAAAATTTATTATCTAACCATTAATCTTTATTTTTATGTCAAAGAATTTTGATTACCTGGGTCAGACGTTCCAGTTGCAATTAATCAATCAGATTATATTAGATAAGGAATTTGCAAGAGCCATATTGGATTTTATTAAAATATCTTATTTTGAGAATAAGTATTTTAAGTTAATCATACAAATGATTAAGGAGTATCACAAGAAATATGATGCTGCCCCAAATTTTGAAACATTAAATATGATTGCCAAATCTGAAATATCACAAGAATTGGCATTAAAGATTGTCATTGATACTATTACAAAAGTAAGTTCAGCGCCACTTGATGGTGTTGAACTTGTTCAAGAAAAGGCACTTAAATTCTGCAAACAAGAGGAAGTTAAGATTGTTTTGGAAAAAGCACAGAAAGTTATTAATGAGGGTGATTTTGAATCTTATGATCAACTTGAAGAATTATTAAGATATGCCTTGCAAGTTGGGATTAAGGAAACAAATGGCTTTGAGGTTTTTAATGACTTGGTTGGTGTATTGGATGAGGATTATAGACACCCCATACCAATGGGTGTAAAGGGCATAGACGTTCTCTTAAAGGGGGGTTTAGCCAAGGGTGAGGTTGGTATTATATTCGCAGGTCCAGGTATCGGCAAATCAACCCTATTGACCTTGGTTGCAAATACAGCATTCAATAACAATTATAATGTGTTGCATATCTTTTTTGAAGATAATCCCAAGATTATACAAAGAAAGCATTTGACTCTTTGGACTAAAATATCCCCAGATGAACTGCCTAATAACAAAGAAATAGTATTAGAAACTGTTAATAATATAAAAGAAACTCATACTAATAAATTAATTCTAAAAAAACTACCATCTGATACCTTAACAATGAATCAGATTAAGAATCAAATTAGGAAGGTTATTGCTGATGGTATTAAACTTGATTTGGTTGTTTTGGATTATATTGATTGTGTTGTACCTGATAGACAAGGAAATGATGAGTGGAAAAATGAGGGATCAGTTATACGCCATTTTGAGGCAATGTGCCACGAGTTAAATATTGCTGGATGGCTTGGTACACAAGGAAATCGGAGTAGCATATCTGCAAATGTGGTGACAAATGACCAGATGGGGGGTTCAATAAAGAAAGCACAAGTAGGTCATGTTATTATTAGTATTGCAAAAAGTCTTCAGCAAAAGGAGATGAATTTGGCCACAGTTGCCATTACCAAATCAAGGATTGGAAAAGATGGTATAGTATTTGAGAATTGCAAGTTTGATAATGAAATGCTTGAAATTGATACCGATACAACAGCAACATTCTTAGGATTTGAGGAACAACAAGTAGAACGTAAGAAAGAAAGAATTAAGGAGTTATTGGTTAAGAAAAATAGTAATGATAATTTTTTGTAAAAAATTGATTTTATAATTAAAATTGAATACTTTTATTTTATGGTTTTATATTTATCTTAACCAAATAAAAAAAGGAATATGAAGAACATTTTTGAAAAGAGGGTAAATATTTTGCCTTATGAATATCCATCATTATTAGCATATAAAGATGCAATAAGACATTCATATTGGATACATTCTGAATTCAATTTCACAACTGATATTGATGATTATAAAACAAAAATATCAAATGAGGAGAGGGAAGTTATCAAGAGGTCAATGTTGGCAATTGCACAAATTGAGGTTAATGTAAAAACATTCTGGGCTGACTTATATAAGAGAATGCCTATAACTGAAATTGGTGATGTTGGTATGACATTTGCCGAGTGTCATGGTGAAGGTACAGAAATATTAACACCAAAAGGCTGGGTTAACTTTAAAGATATTGATACTAATACAGAAGTTATTCAATATGATTTAGAAACCAATACAATGACATCTGTTTTACCAAGTAATGTTATCAATGAACCTTACAAGGGAAAAATGCACAGGATTGAGAACCAAACTTATAGTGCATTG